CTATTCAACCAGGTACGGTAAGAGATTGTAGAGAATTTTACAAAAAGTATGATGATGTAGATGGATTCAAGATCTACGGCAATGACCGTTATGTATTCCAGTACATCTCCGACAAATATCCTGAAGATGAGATCAAGTTTGATATCAAGAAGATTAATCTTGTAACGATCGACATCGAGGTTAAATCTGAACAGGGTTTCCCTGATCCAGAGTCTTGTTCTGAGGAGTTGTTAACCATCTCCATTCAAGACTATGCGACTAAGGAGATCAATACCTGGGGTAGGAAACCTTATACTCCTACACAAGATAATGTAACCTATCACTATTTTGAGGATGAGATCGCAATGATCAACTCATTCCTCTACCACTGGAGTCAGAATCCTCCAGAGGTTGTGACTGGTTGGAACTGTCGTTTGTACGATATCCCATATCTTTGTGGTCGTATTGATCGAATCATGGGTCAGAAGAAGATGAAACTTCTGTCTCCTTGGGGTATCATCAGTCAAGAAAGTATCACAATCATGGGTCGTGAGTTCAATACTTTCGACATTGCTGGTGTCACCACACTGGATTATCTTGAACTCTATAAGAAGTTTACTTATACAAACCAAGAATCATATCGACTGGATTATATTGCAGAGGTAGAACTCGGTCAGAAGAAACTGGATCACAGTGAGTTCGATACTTTCAAGGAGTTCTATACAGGAAACTGGAAGAAGTTTGTAGACTACAACATCGTTGACGTGGAACTTGTTGACCGTATGGAAGACAAGATGAAACTGATTGAGTTGGCATTGACGATGGCATATGATGCCAAGGTGAACTTTGTTGATGTGATGTTCCAGGTCCGTATGTGGGATACGATCATCTACAACTATCTGAAGAAAAGAGATATTGTGATTCCTCCTCGTGACCGTTCAGAGAAATCTGAGAGGTATGAAGGTGCATATGTGAAACAACCTGTCCCTGGTGTCTATGATTGGGTGGTGTCGTTTGACTTGAACTCCCTGTACCCTCACCTGATGATGCAGTACAACATCTCTCCCGAGACCCTGGTGGAGGAGAAACATCCTTCTGCAACTATCGACAGGATCTTGAATAAGGAGATCACCTTCGAGATGTACAAGGACTACGCGGTTTGTGCCAACGGTGCAATGTTCCGTAAAGACATCAAAGGGTTCATGCCTGAGTTGATGGAGAAGATGTATGCAGAACGTAAGATCTTCAAGAAAAAAATGCTCCAGGCAAAACAGGAGTATGAGAAGAACCCATCGGTTCAACTTGAGAAAGATATTGCCAAGTACAACAACTTCCAGATGGCTCGTAAGATCGCACTGAACTCTTGCTATGGTGCGATTGGTAATCAATACTTCCGTTTTTTCAAACTTGCGAACGCAGAAGCCATTACACTTTCGGGACAAACATCTATCCGTTGGATTGAAAATAAGGTAAACGGGTACCTAAATAACCTGTTACAAACAGAAAATACAGATTATGTCATTGCATCTGACACTGACTCAATCTATATTAATTTCGGACCTGTTGTTACTAAATTTCTTAGTTCTAAATCTGGCGAAAAAGCAACAGTTGTATCGTTACTTAACAAGGTCTGCGAAGAGAAACTGGAACCTTTTATTGAACGTTCGTATCAGGAACTGGCGACGTATGTAAACGCCTACGATCAGAAGATGCAGATGAAACGGGAGAACATTGCAGACCGTGGAATCTGGACAGCAAAGAAGAGATACATTCTCAACGTGTGGGATAGTGAAGGAGTTCGATATACTGAACCCAAACTGAAGATCATGGGTATCGAGGCTGTGAAGTCATCGACTCCTGCTCCTTGTCGAACCATGATTAAGGATGCTCTGAAGTTGATGATGAACGGTACAGAAGATGATGTTATTAAGTTCATCGATGAAGCAAGACAGAGGTTCAATAAGATGGACCCCGAAGATATTGCATTCCCTCGATCGGTATCTGACGTTAAGAAACACAAGAGTCACTCTACGATCTATGCAAAGGGTTCTCCTATTCACGTTCGTGGTGCTCTTCTATATAATCACTACATTAAAGAATATGGTCTCCAGAACAAATACTCCGAGATTAACAACGGTGAGAAGATCAAGTTCATTTATCTCAAGAAAGCGAACCCGATTCGTGAGAATGTGATCTCATTCATCTCGGAGTTCCCACGGGAGATTGGTGTTGACAAATACATCGACTACGAACTACAATTCAACAAAGCTTTCCTTGAACCACTCAAGACAATCCTTGATGCAATCGGATGGAATGTTGAAAAGACTGTAAACCTTGAACTATTTTTTGGCTGATGGATTTCCTTAAAGACATTGTAAAAGAGATTGGAGATGACTACACAAAACTCGCCGCAGACATCGACGACACTGAGTCTTATGTGGACACGGGTTCGTACATTTTTAACGGACTTGTTTCAGGGTCTATATTTGGTGGTGTATCTGGGAATAAGATTACTGCCATTGCTGGGGAGTCTTCTACTGGAAAAACTTTCTTCAGTCTTGCTGTCGTCAAGAACTTCCTTGATTCTAACCCTGATGGGTATTGTCTATATTTTGACACTGAAGCCGCTGTTAACAAATCTCTTCTCGCAAGTCGCGGGGTAGACCTGAGTCGGGTCGTTGTTGTAAATGTTGTTACAATTGAAGAGTTTAGATCGAAAGCTCTCAAGGCTGTAGATATATACTTGAAAAAACCTGAAGACGAACGCAAACCTTGTATGTTTGTGTTAGACTCTCTGGGTATGCTGTCTACTGAAAAAGAAATCAGTGACGCTTTGGCAGACAAACAAGTTCGGGACATGACCAAATCTCAACTTGTCAAGGGTGCATTCAGAATGTTAACCCTCAAACTTGGTCAAGCAAACATTCCTATGATTGTCACCAATCACACTTACGATGTTATCGGATCTTATGTACCGACTAAAGAAATGGGAGGAGGCAGTGGCCTCAAGTATGCCGCAAGTACGATCATTTATCTCAGCAAGAAAAAAGAAAAGGATGGAACGACTATTGTCGGAAACCTTATCAAGGCTAAGACTGCTAAGTCGCGTTTGAGTAAGGAGAACAAGGATGTTACGGTGCGCCTTTATTACGATGAGCGTGGTCTTGATCGATATTATGGTCTTCTTGAACTCGGTGAACTCGGTGGTCTCTGGAAGAACGTTGCAGGTCGTTATGAAATAGATGGGAAGAAGGTCTATGCCAAGGCCATCTTGAAAGACCCAGAACAATACTTCACCCCTGAGGTGATGGAACAACTTGATTTAATTGCACGGAAAGAATTTAGTTATGGAGAGAGTTGAATTTCTTGTCCTCAAGAGTCTTCTACACAATGAAGAGTTTCTAAGAAAAACAATTCCCTTTATCAAAGCAGAATACTTTCAAGATCACAATCAGAAGATTGTGTTCGAGGAGATTGTTGACTTTGTAAATCAATACAATGAAACACCCACACAGGAAGTCCTGAGTATTGAGATTGAAAAGAGGAATGATATAAACGAGACATCATTCAAAGAGTTGGTTCACTTGGTTAGTAACCTGACTGAGGAACCTCAGGAGTTTGAGTGGTTGTGTAATACCACAGAGAAGTGGTGTAAGGAACGTGCAATCTATCTTGCACTGATGGAGTCTATTCAGATTGCAGATGGACAGGATGACAAGAAGTCTCCTGATGCAATCCCATCTATTCTCTCTGATGCACTCAGTGTCAGCTTCGATAATCATGTGGGTCATGACTACCTACAAGACTATGAAGAACGATATGAGTTGTATCACAAGAAAGAAAGTAAGATCGAGTTTGATCTTGAGTACTTCAATAAGATCACGAAGGGTGGTCTACCAAACAAGACCCTGAACATTGCTCTGGCTGGTACGGGTGTTGGTAAGTCTCTGTTCATGTGTCACATGGCATCGTCTTGTCTCCTTCAGAACAAGAATGTTTTGTACATCACCATGGAGATGGCGGAAGAGAAGATTGCAGAACGTATTGATGCCAACCTTCTCAATGTAAATATTCAAGATATTACTGAACTTCCCAAACAGACTTTTGAGACAAAGGTAAACAATCTTTCTCAGAAGACACAGGGAACTCTTATTATCAAAGAATATCCAACCGCGAGTGCTCACAGTGGACACTTTAAGTCACTTCTTAACGAGCTTGCACTTAAGAAGTCATTTAGACCTGACATTATTTTCATTGATTACCTTAATATTTGTGCTTCCTCTAGGTATCGGGGAGGCAGCAATGTTAATTCATATACGATTATTAAGTCTATTGCAGAAGAACTTAGAGGACTGGCTTGCGAAGCAAACGTCCCTATCGTATCTGCCACGCAGACCACTCGTTCTGGTTATGGTAGCTCTGATGTCGAGCTTACTGATACTAGTGAGTCCTTTGGACTCCCTGCTACTGCTGATCTTATGTTTGCCCTTATTTCTACCGAGGAACTTGAGTCCCTTGGACAGATTCTTGTGAAACAGTTGAAGAACAGGTACAACGATCTAAGTATCTACAAGAGATTTGTTGTTGGTATCGATCGTGCAAAGATGAGATTGTTCGATTGTGAACAAGTTGCACAAGACGATCTCCTTGACAACAAACAGGAAGAGGAGTATAGTTATGAGGAAAAACCCAAGAAGTCCTTTGATGGATTTAAATTCTGATGAAACTACGAAAGAACGAACCTGTAATAGTGAAATCGGAAATGCCACACTATTATGAACTTAAATTCAATAATCACCCTAATGGACTTGAGAAAGTTCATTGTGGCACAATGAAAGATGTAGAACGTATGTTGGAGATATATCCAGATGCAATATACTCCAAGATTCTTCTACCCCATCCACCACAAACTGTAGAAGTGCATGCAAAATCTATTGAAGAACCTGTTGCACTTCCTACACTTAAAATTGAGGGTCAGGAGATCCCTATGCAACAAAATCTTCCTCAATCTGAACTTAAAGAACTTGAACTATGACTATTGATCCACAAAAATATATTGACTTTGTTCGTCAAACCACGAGTCAAGAAAGTCTTGATTGGCCAACCCTATCTTCACGTCTGACTCATCTTGAGATGCATGATGAAGCAAATGTTACTCAACTCCTGACTGCTGCTTTGGGTGTCAGTGCAGAGGCTGGAGAATTTACTGAGGTTGTAAAGAAGATCTTCCTTCAAGGTAAACCATATACTGAAGAGAATGCGTTTCATATGAAACGTGAACTGGGTGACATCATGTGGTATCTTGCTCAAGCATGTATGGCACTTGACATTTCATTCGATGAAATTCTTGAGATGAATGTTGAGAAACTGTCGGCACGATATCCTGAGGGTACCTTTGAT